TAACACCCCCGAAACAAAGGACAAGGTACAATGGAAGAGCAAGTAAACTACATTGATGAGGCTAAAGAATTGAGTGGTACTGCCACAGATTCTCCAGAATCAAATGTAACAGAGCAAACAGCAGAGACACCCGTAGAAGAAACAAAACGCTATGAGGTCGGAGACAGAGAATTTTCCTCTGTGGATGAATTAGTAGAGTATGCTTCAAATACAGATAAGTCTTATAGGAATCTTCAGGAACTCAATGGCAGGCAGACCAATGAACTTGGTGAACTGCGTAAGTCTCTTGATGAAATTAGGACGAATACTACCCCAAAGGAAGTAGAGCAAGAACTACCAGAATATGATCCATATGATCTTAATACGATTTTACCGCATATCTCTAAACAAATAGAAAATAAGTTCGCTGAAGAGCGTAAAGTACAAGAAAGAGAGATCAATGAGAGTAGAATGAAAAAAGCTCAACAGGATATGATTGATGGTTTTATTAAGTCTCACCCTAATATGTCCAATGAAGAACTCCAAGCTGTTGCAAAATTCGGAGATGAGCGTGGAATTGCACAAATTGAAGATGCGTACATGCTTATGACAATACAACAGGAGAAAAACAAAGCTAAGACGGAAGGTGTCAAGCAAGTAACAGAAAAGCTGACCCAAGCAGATGAAGTGCCAACTACACTATCTAATGCTACGGGTGGTAATAAAACTGCTATTGATTTTGATGCTATTTCTCAGGCAGATTGGAATAAATTACCTGAAGATGTCCGTACGCAGGCTTTGTTGGAATCCTAAATAATATAGGAGTTTATGATGAGCTGGGATACAGGCTTAAATGTCTCCAGATGGGCGAAGCAACTTGCGTATGAAGTTGGAAAAGAGATTTATTTCTCAAAGTTCATGGGGGACACATTTGAATCAATGATCGTGTCTAAATCTATGCCAGAGGGCAAAGGTAAAGATATGACTTTTGGTTTGGTAGGATACACAGGAACAGCAGTAACTGGTGATAGTGCATTAGAAAGTAACGAACAAAATCTTACTTCTAATGAAGTAACTGTCACTACTGCACAAAGGCGTTTTGGTGTTATAAACGCAGGTAACTTTGACGATAGTAAGGTGCTTTATAACTTCCGTTCTGAAGCGCTTGCACAGTTAAAGAGACAGTATGCTGAAGATCACGATGCACAGATTTTTAGTGCATTAACAAAAACATCAGGTGCTGGTGCTTATCTAAGAGCAGATAATGGTGCAAATACATCTGTATATGCAGCTACAGACCCGAAAGCAGCTTTAGCTGCTGCCGATCTTGCAATACCAGGGGATATCTCAAAGCTAAAGAAGATGGCTATGCTTGGAACTACAAAGAGTTACAAGATGAAGCCTATTAGAGTAGAAGGCAAAGATTACTATGTATTATTGCTTCATCCAGAAGCTGCATACGATCTTGCACAAAACTCCACATGGAGAAATGCACAGCAATATGCCAATATTCGCGGTGAAAGTAATCCAATCTTTTCTGGTGCTTTAGGTGTATATGATGGTGTTGTTGTCCATGAACATGAAGGCATTACTACCGCAGCAGATGGTGGTGGAGCTTCTGTTAAGTATGCTCGTAACCTATTCTTAGGTGCTGGAGCTGCTTGCCATGCCAAAGTTGATAACATGAGCTGGGTTGAAAAAACCTTTGATTATGGAAATAAACTAGGTATTGCAGCAGGTCAGATCTACGGAGTAGGAATGAGTACGTTTGACAGTAAGGATTATGCTGTTATTCAGTATATCACAACAAGGACTGATCTGTAATCAGTAACTAACTAAGGGGCGGGCATTTTGCTCGCCCCGCCTTAGAGAGATTATGACATTAAGCGAAATAAGAACTGAAATAAGAAACATTACTGGAGTGGATGAAACTTCTGTTGTTGCAGATTCTGTGTTAACAGATTTGATCAATAAAGGTCAGTCGGTTTTAGCAGACGAAGCAAATTTATTTTTAGCCTATGGAGATGTGGATACCACAGCAAACACTTCAGGCTATCGTATGTACACTGAGGGTGTCTTTACTACAACCAGTTGGGCATTAAGAGAAAACGGTGTTACAGTAGGATCTGGAAGTGCAGATTCTACTTTAAAGAATATGATTAGAATTTATCGCGTGAACTATGATAATAATCAAGTCACAAGAATAGGTGAAGATCAGATATATAATGTTGAAGATGAGATCTCTGATGTGAGTATGCCTTCTTCATATGGTTATTTTATTAGAGGAAGTATGTTGCATTTATTTCCTGCTCCTAGCGAAGTGAAGACACTAAGAGTTTTTTATTACGCTATGCCTACAGTATTGTCTGGAGATACAGATGTGCCATTGTTGGATTCTAGGTATCACGAATGTCTAATATATTATGGTGCTTGGAAAGTCATGGAACGGTTGCGAGACATTAATATGATTCCATATTTCAAAAATGAATGGAATGAATGGAAAGAAAAGATCATAATGGATCGTCAAAGAAGGGCAGGAGAGCCTACATTTAATATTGCATATAAGGATTTTTAATGCCAAGACTAAGGATAAGAAACTTCTCTGGTGGTCTGGTAACCAATCAATCTGAGTTTGATCTTGCTGAAAATCAATATACTGCATTTGAAAAGGTAGTAAATAAAAAACCAGGTCGTTTGGAAAGACCAAATGGTGAGCAAACAGTTAGTGCAAATGCTACCATATCAGATGTTCAGACTGAACTACTATTATATCGCACTGAAAAAACTGCTCAGGATACAGATGTGTCTACTAAATGGTGGGTTTTTGGCAATGGAACTGTTTTAAAAAGGCAAGATAATTCTACAGGTACTGGTGGTAGTTGGGTTGATCTTACTACAGGCTGGACAAATTCTCCTATTTATGATTTTCTGGTACATAATCAGGTATTGCGTGTATCTGATGGTAGTTTTACAAACAATACAAAATGGTATGGTCATATTAAGAGAGGGTATTTAGGCAACACAGACTCATCTAATTACACTACTGGGTATGCGTTTTGTCCTCCACCAATGAACGCACTTGTAAATGATTGGAAATTAAAAAATGCAAAATTGCAACCTCCTACTGTGGTCAGAATGGGGTATGCTTTTGATCAGAGTAATGAGGTTAATTCTGCAAGAGAGGTTGGTTTATATATTCATTACCCAGATGGAACTAGCGAAGTAGATGAAAAATTATTAGACGATGTGAGTAATGATACATTTAAGACACACGACAAATATACAGTCACATTTGTTTACGATTATGTTCAAGAATCTGAACTGGCAAGAGATGATAAAGGGAACATCGGAATAGAATCTTATGATTCCGTTCCTAACAATGGTGCAACTTGCCCTGGAATACAGGTAGTTCTATATACTGGATCTTCTTTAGCAAACCTTAATGAAAGAATTACCAATATTAATATATATTGGCAACCAGAGGGAGATGTTGACTGGTATCTAGTAGAAACATTAGACATTGATAGTGGTTTTAAAGAAAGTCCATTAGCAGAATCAGCAAATTCTATAGTTAACAGTGACAATAATAATAATGGGTTATGGATTCCCTGCATGGGCGTTTATACTTCTCAAAACCATTACGCTAACGTAGCTTCTGAATCAGGGAATACATTAACACTTGGATTAGATACTCCTAATGGATTTGCTGCAAATGAATTAATGTTTGTTTCAAAAGGTCAGACTGCCTATCTCACATCAGATGTGTTTCCAATTATCGGCAAAACTTGCACTAGGATTGGAAACATCAAATCTATTTCCATTGCCACCGATAGAGAAGTCTCTACAGGTCATAGTAGTAACAATATCACAATGGTCAATCACATTAATGAAACAAATGCGTTTACGATCAGTGGAGCGAGGGCATATGCAGTTGCTGCATCTTCAGTAAAAGTAGCAACTTGGTATCTTCCTTACGATGGATTAAAACTAGCCACATACAACTCATTGACTGGTAGAGCAGCAAAAACAAATCTTAAAGAATTAAAGTGGAACACATCTACAGTAGTAAATAATAGAGGATATTATGCTGATGTAGATACGGTAGATGAAAACGATCAAACATTAAGAGAAAAGAATAGAGTGTATTTTACAGATCCATTTCAGTTGGATGTCATTCTGCCTAGTCGATATTTTGATGTAGGCACAAATGACGGAGATGAAATCATAAAGATATGTGGGTATCGTGGTAAGATCTTTGTGTTTAAAACGAGAAATACCTATGTCTATAATTTAAGACATCAGGTAGAAAGAGTGTTTGTAGGAGTAGGCACTGTTCACAAGCATGCTGTTTTTGAAACACCATTAGGTCTAGTGTGTGCAAATAAACAGGGCATTTTTGCAATCACCTCTAATAATACAAGAGAATTGTCATTTAATATTCGAGATACATACCAATCACTTACATTAGATAAGCCTGCAATCGGTTATGATGGTATAGAAAATGAACTATTCTTTCTACCAGATAATGATGGTGTTAATGTGTATGTGATGAATATGGACAATGGAAGTTGGATAAAAAGAGAGTTAGGAACATCAACGGTAGCAGCAGCAGTGAATAGAAGTAACTTTGTTATCAATGATAACTTTAGACCTCAAATAACTCAAGCATATACTGGTGAATCTTCTCTTCTTCAGCAGGTTAGAGAGATCAACACTGGCTCTGCTGTGACTTCAACAGCAAGCGTACGAACAAAAAGATTTGATTTTGAAATGCCAGATATGCAAAAAAGATTTTCAAAAATTACCATGATCTATAAAGCATCATCTGCTGTGACCGTAAAAGTGTATTTAGATAGTGCGTTTGATAGCAGTGGATCACCTGATGTAACATTAACATTTGCAACTAAAAGTAATCTTGAGTCCGTTAGTAAGACATTTTCAAGTGTAGGTAAGAGTGCAACACTACTTATTGAATGTGCAGCAAACAATATGGAGATTGATTCTATTGACATGGACTATCAGCTAGTAGGTAGTAATCCATAATGTCTAAAGTGAATGAAAATCAGTTGTTTACGGAACTTGATAAAAAACAAGATGTTATGCTTAATGAGAAGCAAGGTTTCTTTATTAACAGCGAAGGTGAAGATGGAGATATGGGAGTGTGCATGGTTAATGGAAAAGCATACATCTCTACAAAGATTAAAGGTAATTGGCATTTTTCAGAATTAAAACAGGCAAAAGATTTATAGGAGAGGCATTATGATAACAGTAGAAAAAAGAGGAAACACGTGGGCAGTCGTTAATAATCAGACTGGTGATATATTAAAGAGATTCCCATTTCAACCACCGACTGAATCAGCAGTAAAGAGATTAGCAGACGAATTTGCTAGTAAATACGAAACAATACCTGAAGGAATTGTTCCAACTAGTCTTGGAAACTTTAAGGACACCAATACTGGTCAGTCATACGCTACTTTAGAGGAAGCAATGTCTGCAAAAACTGAGTCAGATCGTATGGCTGGCTTAGAAGAGGATGTCTCCAAATTTGAAGATAGAATCACTGAATCAGGTAGGTTAAGAGAAGAATTAGCTGCGAATAGAGGAGCAAGAACTCAAGGTCAGCTTTTAAATCAGTTAACAAGAGCAATTTTAGGTTCTGGCGGTGAAATGAGTCAAGTAGCAGCATTAACACCACAGATTCAAGAAGCAAATCAAAGATCCTTACAGGATTATATCACTGGAAGTCAAGCAACTACACAGCAGCAGTTAGCACAGTTTATTCCTACAGAGATCGGAGCAGAATACAATCAGGCTCGATTGCAAGATGCAATGAGTCAGTTTATGATGAATGAGGAGACACAACGCGCTCAAATTCAAGCACAGTTAGACTCTCAACCAGAATGGTGGGAGACAATATTGGGTTCAGCAGGTTCGGCTGCTGGAGCTGCTATTGGAACGAAGTTATTTAGTTAAGGAGTAAATGAAAATGGCGTTCAAATTTAAAGTAAAGAAAAGACCAAATATGGGACAAGCTGTTGCTAGTGCATTTGCAGCAGGAGTTTCACAAGGAGCATCTACTGCGTTGCAGGATGCGATGAAACAGGCTGAAGAGGATAAAAAGAAGCAAAAATTGCTAAATAAAGAACTAAAGTCCAAGACAGATGAAATAGGTCAATTAGCTAATTTGGTTGATGATACTGAAATGGCATCAAATTTAAGGCAGTTACAGGTTAGGGGGTTGAAGTATCCAAGCGTAGAAGCATTGGATGATGCAGTTATTAATACTGGAGTGTTTAATGATGTTACACTAAGAAATATTGGAAAAGATAACTTTGGTGCAATGATACCAGATGAAAGGTATCCAGTTAAAAAGTTTGAAATTGGAGAAACAAGAGAGAGAAAAGTAGATGATAAAATCATTACAGAATCTTACTCGATTGATGAATCTACTAGGAAGCCTAGTTGGAAGGAAGTTTCTACAGCTCCAAGAGTAGTTACGCAAGAAAAGAAGTATGAAGCATATAATAAAACAACAGGCGAAGTAATACGAGCTACAGAATCTGAGGTTGAAAATGATCCGAATATCGCTTTTGGTACTCCAAAAAGACCTGCAACAAAGAAAGTTTTAAATAAAACTACCAATGAGGATGAATTTGCTACCGAAGAACAAATCGCAAACGCAAAGGGAAATCTTGTTCCTACAAAAAATCAACCTGCATTTTTAACATTATTCGATGAGTCTCCTGATATTATTTCACCGCAAGTACCATCTCCAAAAGAAGTTATGCTACAAGATATAACCAGTGGAAAAGTTACTGTTCAAGTTGGTGAGGTTATCAATGATCCTTATTTTGGTAAACTTAGATATAAAGGTGGAGATATAAGTGACTTTGAAAACAGTTGGGATGTGGTGAAGTAAAATGTCCGACAAATTAATTGAGGCATTTCGTTTAAATAATCCAGGTCTTGAAAATTTTAGTGACAGTCAGCTAACTCAACTTTTACAGAAAACACAACCTGAGTTATTTCCTAAACAGCAGGATGAGTCCTTTCAAGTATTAAAGCAAAATCCTTCTAAAGAAGAGCAAGTGCAAATTGAATCTATTGGTATTAATCTTCCTAATAAAATTGGAGGTGTTAAACAACCTCAATACTATTTTACAGCAGCAGCAGATGAGCCACCTAAACAGGAAGATGATGGATTCTTAGACGGGTTAAGAGAATCATGGAATCAATCTAAACAGCGTATTCAGTTTTTTAAAGAAAATCCTGAAAGAGCTGAAGATATAAAAGGACAAGCTACTGCATATCAATATGAGCCATTATTACAGTATTTAGAGCCAAAAGAAGAAGATCCCATTACCAGAAGAGTGGCAAAAGAATTGGTAATGTTAACAGGTGTTGCTCCTTTAATGGGCATGACTATAGCCGAAGATCCTATTAAAGGTATTGCTGAAATGGGAAGAGTGATGAGTGATATGGCTACAGATTGGCTCAAGTTAGTTGATCCTGATAAACGCGAAGAAGGATGGAATGAAATCAAACGCTCTCCGCTGTTTCATGCTACATTTTTGAGTGGTATCAATCGAGCTAGAAAAGCAGCTAAAGGTAGGAGTAAGGATGCAGATACTATTAAGAGTATTGACAAAGAAATAAAAGAGTTTACGGATACAGCAGAAACAGTATTAAAAGATAATCCTCAACTTGCTGAAACATTACAGCAGTTAGCTAGAGATAAAGTTAAAAATGCTGAGTTTAATCAGTTAGTCAAAGAACGATTTAAGATGAAGCCAAAGCCATTAGAAACTCCTCTCATAGCTCCTAAGTCAAGTGCAAAAATAGAAAAAATAAATTCTGAGATTGTAAATCTTCAAGAAACTTTAAAAAGTCAAAATTTACAACTACAAAATCAAAATCTAACTACAACTCAAAGACAGCAGATAACTAAATCTATAAGTAAAATAGAGGAGTTGATTGAAGAAAATAGAATTAAAGGACAACAACTGGGATATAATGTAAAAATTGACATTACTCCAAATGGTAAACCTGAATACTTTACCAATAGAAAACCTGGTCAGATATTGAATCAGCAACAGCTAGATAAGTTATATCTGGAATCTAGTAGTGATGTTATACTTTTACCAGAATCAAAAGGTTTACATAAGCCTGTACAGGATTTTTATGAACAGTCTTTTAAAGATATGCAATCTTTTAGTAAAAAATCATTTAAAGATTTAAAGGAATCTTTTGTAAGGGTAGTAGTAGATGTTTCAGGCAATATTAAAAAATCTTTAAAAGAGCAAGGTGCTTTAGGTGAACAGGCGGTTGTATTACATGATTTAGCATTAGGCTCAAATTCAAAGTCAGTTATGATTTTTGAGGATGCAGCTAAAAATATTTTCAATGGTTTAAGTAAAAGAGAGAGGCAACTTCTTGATACCATGATTGAAACAAGAAGAAATATCACAATTAAAGAATATAAGCCAAATTATAAAATACCTGGAGGTTATCAATCTAATATCGCCTATTTGAATCAAATTAAAAGTAGTGATCCAAGACTTTATGACAAGTTAAATAAAAGAGCAGATGTTTTCTTCGATGAAATGAGAATAAATCTAAAAGAATTATATGATAATGGTCTAATTAATGATAAAGCATATAACTTGTTGAAAGATAAGGATTACACAAGAAAAGAGTTTATTGATTATGTAGATCCTGTTAATCCACTAGCAAGCTATGCTTCTGGAGGTAGAAAGATTAATGTTGGTAGTAGTGGTTTAAAAAGACTTGAGGAAGGTTCTGAAAAGACTGTTAATCTTGATCAGGCGAGTAAATTATTTAGAAACATTAGTATTGTTCAATCTCGTGTAGCAAAGAATAAAGCCAATATTGCAATGCGAGATATGATTAGAGAAAATCCTAAAAATGGTATTGCTGTTGAATTAAAATCAGGTGAAAAAGCACCTACTGGGTATAGTCCTATTTCGTATTTTGAAAAAGGGAAGAAAAAAGAGTTTTATTTAGAAAACTCTTTAGCTAGTGAATGGGTATTAGCCGATCCAGCAGTAACAGCACAATGGTCAACGATAGCAAGCTATGTTTCTGGTACAAAGATGTTAAAAGCGATGGCAACAGGATATAATCCAGAGTTTGCGATAACAAACTTTTTTCGTGATATACCTTACATGTGGTACACAACAACTGAGTATTCACCACACCTTCCAAAGTTTGCATTACAATTAGGAAGAGATCTTACTTCAACTGCGAAAGATGCTTTTAGCAGAAGCGGTAGATATAGAGACTATGTTATGGAAGGTGGGGGAATGGAGTTTCTTACGCATCAGGGTGGTCTTGGCAAGTTCTATAAACCTACTGGCAAAGTTACCAATCCTTTTGAGGCATTTAAAGAAGTAGCAAAGTATGCTGGAGAAACAAGTGAGATCTGGGTTAGACTAGCTTTAAGAGAACGAGCTTTACGAAATGGAAAATCTCCATTAAACGCGACTTACGAAGCACGAAATTATTTAGATTTTGCTCAAGGAGGTTCTTTGATTAAGGCAGCAGATTCATTTTTACCTTATATCAACGCCTCAACACAAGCAACCAGAGGTTTATTACGCGCTCCAAAAAAAGATCCAAAAGCATTTGCTACTAAAACTGCATGGATCGCTGGTACAGCATCTAGTCTTTGGTTGGCAAATAATTCAGTAAATCCAGAAGCGTATGAAGAAATTGATGAAAGAGTAAGAAATGATAACTGGATTATTACTACTCCATTTTTTTATAATGATGAAAGAGGTAATAAGCGTTATATGTACTATAGAATACCTAAAGATCAGGGTCAACGTATTGTTGCCTCTTCCACTGATGCTCTTCTTGACTATACATATAATAATAAAATTCCATCTGATCAAGTTTTGAAAGGATTAAAAGATCTTGCAAGTGTTGTGCCTACAAGCGACCCACTACCCCCACTATTAGATGCCTATTTAGGCTATAACCATAATGTAGATTTTTTTAGGAGTAAACCTATTTTTAATGATCAAGGCAGACCTGTTGAACCAAAAGCAGAGTTTAATAAAAATACAGGAAAGGCTTTTATTGATCTTGGTGAGATTACTGGTATGAGTCCTGCTAGGACAGAGTATGCTGTAAAGCAGTTTACTACCAATAGAAATATATGGACTGATTTAGTTGGTGGTGGTTATAAGATGTTGACAGGAGGTCAGGAAGAGGCTGCAACGGAAGAGTTTACTAGAGAAATGTTAAATAAGATACCAGGGGCAAGAAGGTTTATTTCGTTTACAAGTCCTTATAAGGATGATAAAGAATTAAAAAGAACGATTGTTGAAAAAAATACTAGAGACAAAGCAAGAAGAGAGTTTGGAAACAGCCTATATCAGCAGTACAAAAATGGTGAAATGAGTAAATCAGAAGTTAAAAGCTCTATAGGAAGTTCTAATTACAGCACTGAAGATAAAGGAAAAATTTTAAAAAGATTTGTTTATTCAATGCAGACACGAAATGTAAGAAATCCTGGTTTTTTCTATGATGGTAAAGATTTAGATGCAGTGACAAGAGCCGATTACTTTTTCAGAAAATATGCTAATGCCGATAAAGAAGAGAGAAAAAAACTTGTTCAAGAAATGCAATCAGTTCAAGGGTTCTCATCTAAACCATTTATTCAGAGGTGGAATATATTATCCAAACAATATTTGGAACAAAACAATCCCTAAGTAGTTATTAATATTGAACTAATAGCTCAGTCATGCCTTACCATAGGCTTAGAGCGTTGCAATAAATTAATAGCGAGGGAAATATGGGTACATACCGCGACTTTTCAGTACAACAGGCAGTCACTCCAGCAGCAAGCGCAACTGTCATTAACGATACCAATACTACACATGACGAATCTAGGTCAATTTATGTTGGTGCAGACGATGACTATCAATTCTACATCAACGGTGGTTGGATTACATTTACGGGAATATTAGCTGGGTCAGTGTTGCCAATTAGAGCTACTGGAGCAAAGACCAGTGGTGGGTCAGCAACTGGAACTGCAATCATCTTTCTGTACTAGATCATGCGTTTAGGACTTGGTTTAGGTCTTGTCAGACTGGGCAGGGCGGTAGCATCCTTTGTACGCGATGGATTAAAATTATATTATCCCTTCAGGGACAACGCCCCAGACTTCCTATTAGACGGGAGTGCATCCCTTTCTGGTAGTTCTCAATACATTGATTGTGGTACTGGATTAGGCGATGCTTTAGGAGATAACTATGCTGGGGACTTAACAGTATCCATGTGGTTTAAAGCAGATGTTACAAGTGGCGATGATGGTATGTTTGAGATAGGAAATTTTGCTAATAGTTCTACTGGTACTTTTGTATTGAGAATGAAATCCAACACTATTGCTTGGATAACAAAATGGGATAGAAGAATAGATGTTTCTTTTACAGATACATCATCTTGGCATCATGTAGTCGGTGTATATGATTCAAGGGGAGCAGATTTTACAAAGTTATATTTGGATGGAGTTAGTGTTGGAAGTGCAACTGGTACATTTCCATCTGCATCAGACATTGATTTAAATGGACTTAAAACGACTATTGGTGGATACTATGGTACTCCATACACTTTTGATGGTAAGATAGCCAATGTCGGCATATGGAACAGATCCTTATCAAAAAGTGAGGTCGAATCTATCTACTGGCGAGGTTCTTACTCCGAATTAAAAGATACAGAACTAACCAATCTTGTTTCCTGGTATGATCTAAATAGCATTGGTGTTTCTCCCACTGAATTGATTTCAAATGGTACAATGGAAACTGCATCCAGTTTAGGAGGGTACGAGAATTTTCCTAATAATTGGACAACAAGTGCAGGGAGTCCATCAATCCATGAAAGGAGTTCTACACAAGCATTTGCTGGTACGTACTCATTGCGATATGGAAGTAGTGGAGACTCTTGGAATGCTGTTAATCAAGATTCTACTGTTACTGGGGGAGTTGCGTATAGACTTGAATTTTACATATATGGGGTAACTGGAAGTACAATGAAATTTTCTCATATTGATGGTTCTGCAAATCCTTCTACTTTAGAAAATGGTGATTCATTGCTTCGTTATGCACAAAGTGTTACAATAGGCGAATGGAAAAAATTTACATATGACCTTACAACCTACGGAAGTGGAGTAATAAGTGGTTATAGCCTTTTAATTGGAAGCGATGTTGCAGGTACTGAATTTTACATAGATAATGTATCTCTAAAACGTATCAATGGTGCACCTGATTCACAAGGTAGTAATGATGGTACGATAGAAGGTGTAACCATCAACACCGATTCCTACTCTGGAGAATCACCATTCAAACCGAGGATTCAAGACCTCGCAAATCCGAAGATGGCTGTTCAATTAGCCGATGGTTCTACTTTGTTTGCTGGTT